AAATTGTGTTGCCTTTATTGGATGCAATAAACATAACATCATCGGGACGAATAGACGGCTTACAACAGTTTGTAGAATCGTTATTAAAGTTGGTTAATACGGATATTTCCGATGAACAGTTTGATGCACTCCGTGAGAAGGGTTGTATTAAAATTAAAGATACAAACGGTACGGCAACAGTTGAGTATTTAGACCATGAGCTTAACCAAACACAATTACAGGTATTGGTGGAATGGGAGTACAATGTAGTTCTTACAATTGTCGGAATGCCCAACCGCAACGGCGGTTCGTCCACTTCGGACACAGGCGCTGCCGTTATAATGCGTGATGGGTGGAGTGATGCCGAAGCGAGAGCGAAGGAAGACGAAGCAATTTTTAAAAAGAGCGAAAGCAATTTCTTAAAACTTGTACTCGGCTACTGTCGTGCGCTCGGTTGTTTATCACTCGCCACCTGTTGCGTTGACATCCGCTTTACACGTCGTAACTACGAAAATATCGAGCAGAAGTCAACAGTACTTTGTACGTTGTTGGCGAGCGGTAAGGTTCATCCCAAACTTGCCTTCGAGATTTGCGGCGCATTTACTGATCCTACGCTTGCATACGAAATGAGCGAGCAGTATATTAAGGAACAGCAAGCGTTGGCGGAAGCTCAGGCACAAGCGCAGACGAACGCCGATGACGGCGGGGGTGCGGGTGATGGCACAGCTTAATGCCGAAAGGCTTAAATCAATTCTCTGCGACGACAAAACAATCGAAACCTTTTTAAACTGTTTCCGAAACGGAAAGACTTGCGAAGTAAAGATTGAAAACGGCAACGTGGTCGTGGTAGGAATCCAACGTAAAATCGAAAATAAAACGCCTGTCATCGGATAGGAATTAAGAAAAGTCATAGGACTTATGAATGTACCAAAATTGGTACGTTTGTAAGCCCTATTTTTATTGTCAGAGAAGACTTAAAAACGCAAGCGGCAGAGAAGCCGTACAAAAACGCAAACTACGTCACAGAAGACTATAAAAGACAAGGAGTATTTAAAATGGCAAAAATTGATGTAACCAAAATCGAAGGCTATGCGGCAATGTCCGCCGAAGACAAGTTGAAAGCACTCGAAAATTATGATTTACCCGATACAGACCTTTCGGGTTATGTAACCAAAGCATCTTTCGACAAGTTGGCGACTGAAACCGCTGAATGGAAGAGGAAATACTATGACGGACTTTCCGAAACTCAACGTAAAACCGAGCAGGCAGCGGAAGAGAAAAAGGCATTGGAAGAGGAAAATAAAACCTTGCGCCGTAATGCGACCATTGCAGACAATACTGCAAAATATCTCTCTATGGGATATTCTCAGGAACTTGCAACCGAAACTGCGACCGCCTTAGCGGACGGGAATATGGACGTGGTATTTGCTAACGGTAAAAAGGCTATCGATGCATTGATTGCAGCAAATAACGCTAACAATCTCAAACAGACACCTCGACCTGACGGCGGGAATGGTCGAAGTGAAGTAACAAGAGAGCAGTTTTTAAAAATGGACTTAGATTCAAAACAAAAATTTGCTCGTGAAAACCCGTCGTTATTTAATTCATTCATGGAGGAATAATTTATGCCCGAACTTAATCACACACATCAGGTGTATGACAACTCTGTATTGGCGATAGAGATTGAAGACCAGTATAACTCCCATGTCGATTTACTTCGTTTCGTAACAGTAGATAAATCACTTGTAGGAACGGCAGGCGACAGGAAGCACATTCGTAGATACAGAGCTACCAACGGCACACAGCAGCTTGAAATGGGACAGGGTAACACCAAAAACATTGAAGTACGCTATGCCGAGGAAGATTACAGAATTTTGCTTTTGCAAAACAGATTCCCTTACTATGACGAGGAAGAAATGAGAGATCCCGAAGTGGTAAAGGTAGGTGTTAAGCATATGGTAACCGATATGTTTAATGACTCACAGAAGCGTATCACCAACGAATTTGCAAAGGCAACACTTTCAGTCAACTGCACAGCTTTCAACTTCGATGCATTTGTCGATGCTGTTGCGCAGTTAGATTTACCCGCAAACGACAGCGAGAGAGAAAGTATTGAAGTATTTGCGTTTGTAAACCCCGACCAAACCGCCGAACTTAGGAAAGTACTTAAAGATGACTTGAAGTATGTCGAGTCATTCGTTCGTACAGGCTATATCGGTACTGTTGCAGGTGTAAACCTTTACAGCAAAAAGGATGCACCCGCAAACTATATTGTAGTGGCAACAAGACAAGCCGTAACCTACTTTGTTAAGAAGGGTACAGAGGTTGAACAGACAAGAGATGTCAATACCCGTTTGAATACAATCTATTCCCGCAAGTATTTCCTTCCCGCTCTTACAGACGAAACGCAGGTTGTTCGTATTGTCAAAGGCGCAAGCAACAAGGGTGCGGCAATTACTACAACCGAGCTTGCAGGCGGCAAGGTAGGAACTGAATATTCAGGTTCTGTAACCGCAACAGGTACAGCAACAATTACATATGCAATTGAGCGTGGCGAATTACCTGACGGACTTGAACTTGCAAGCGATGGCAAGATTACAGGTACGCCTACAAGAGTCGGCATATACGAATTTACTGTTGTTGCCGAAAACGCATACGGCGTAAGCGCACAGACTTTCACCGTAGAAATCAAAGCCTAATCTCCCTATAAGAAGGTAAGCAATATGACAGACGACGAATTATTGAAAATGTTGAAAATTACAAATGGCGATGATGAGGACGACACGGTATTGCTTACCTATCTTACTATTGCTAAGAGTGAAGTTTTAAAAAGGCTTTACCCTTTTGATAGGACTAAAAGAGAGATACCGCACGACTACTGTATGAATGTAATCAATATTGCAACGTTTTTAATTGGCAAGCGTGGTGCAGAGGGTGAAACGGAACACACCGAAGGGGATGTTAAGCGTGTTTATGCGAACGCAAATATACCCGACGAAATGTTGTCCGATATAACGCCGTTTGTGGGGTGAGCTATGAAACTTTTGAATAAAAACAAACGCTCATTCTACTATGCGACCTATGCTGGTATAGCTTCCGTTAAGGACGACAAAGGTTATGATACAGGCGAGCATAAGGTAACTTACAATAAGCCGCAGTTGCTTAGAGGGACTTTCCCGACAGGCTCAGGTGAAATTGCATCTGCCGTGTTCGGTATGTATAAGGACTATGACGGCGTAATTATCTTGGATAGTAAGCAATGCCCTGTAACCGATACGACGATACTGTTTATTAACTGTACGCCGCAAAAAGATGAGCAGGGCAATTACCTGAACGACTACGTTGTTAAAAAGGTCGTACCTTCCCCGACAAAATCGAATTGGTATGTAGCAATATCAACGGTGGGGGCTAAAAAGGTATGAAACTATATGCAACGCTCGGTAATTTGTCTAAGGTTATTAAGCAGTTGGAAAGCTACCAAAAGAGCTTAGACGAACGCAAAAAACGTTTTTTGGACGAAGTTGCAAAACTTGGTGTGTCTATCGGCGAAGCAAACTTCTCGCAGATACAATATGACGGCGACACGTCGGACTGCCGAACATATAGCGAATGGGTGGATAACGATACAATTAAAATCGTATTTCAAAGCAACGCTATTTTGTTTATCGAGTTCGGCGCAGGTGTTCATTACAGCGACAGTACGGAGCTTCATCCGTTGGCGGACAAGTTCGGCTACGAGCGTGGCGAATATGGTTATGGCAATGGTAAGCGTGATTGGTGGCTTTACAGCGGCGAAGGCGGGACGGAGTCAACCTCTGTCCCCGGTATGAAAATTACACACGGCAACCCCGCAAACAGGGTTGTTTACAACACAGCAAAAGAATTAAGGGAAAAGATTTTGGAAATAGCGAAAGAGGTGTTTAGTTTTGATTGATATAGAAAATATCGTAATTACTCAACTGAATAATGCGCTGACTCCGAAATCTTTAACTATATCGAGTGAAGACTTGCCGAGTGATGCGAAATTTCCGTACATTTATGCGATTGAGGGCGATAACTACATTAAGACGAGCGCAATGGACTCGTCGAATGAAGAGTTTGCAACAAACGTAATGTACGAAGTTAAGATTTATTCTAACAAGGCGAGCGGCAAAAAAATCGAAGCAAAAGAATTTGCCGAAATTATCGACACCGCTATGCGTGAAATGGGTTTTTTGCGCACGACAAGACTTCCACAATTTTTAAATAACGGCAGTATCTTTTGTTACATTCTAAGGTACAAAGGTATTGTTGACAAAAATAACAACATTCATTGGAGATGATATTATGGCTAATAAAACAGCAAGTACAATGCCCACCAACACATCTATGTCATATCTCGATATGAAAAATGAAGAGGGTGAGTATGAAAAACTCATAGATATTAAAGATTATCCCGACGATCCCGAACCCGAAACGCTCGATACGACCACATTGTCTGACACAATGGAAACGAGCATTCCCGGTATTGATTCGGGTGATTCCCGTGACTATACCTGCAACTACATAAAAGCCGACTACGACCGCCTTAAAAAGTTGGAAGGCACGGAACACGAATACAGAGAACGTTTCGGCGCAGATGGTGAAGACGGCGCATTTGTGTTTAAGGGACAGCACAGGGTATTGAGAGTAGGTAAGGGCGTAAATGAAGTAAGAGAGATGACATTGAAAATCTATCTTTCCGAACCCATTACGTCACAATCATAAATAAATTAGGGAGATTAGCACCATGGCAAAAACAATAACAATTAAACACAACGGAATGACATACACATTGGAGTTTACTCGTAACTCAATCGAATTGATGGAAAAACAGGGTTTTCTACTTAAAGAACTCGAAGCAAAACCTATGTCGAACCTTCCTCGTTTGTTTGCGGGCGCATTCATAGCACACCATAGCAAAGTCAATGCGGATGTCATAGATAAGATTTATCTTAAATGCAAGGACAAGCAGGGACTTCTTAAAGGACTGTTATCAATGTATAACGAAACGATGAATGTTCTTATGGACGATCCCGAAGGTGATGACGAGGGAAACGCCGAGTGGACGGCGAATTGGTAAATAACGATTCCCCGTCCGAACCTATAAGGTACAGTACGATTTTTCACAGAGAATTTTCAAAATATCTCGTTCTCGGAATGAGCTACGATGAGTTTTGGAATTACGACTGTACCCTTGTAAAAGATTATAGGGAAGCAGACAAATTAAAGCAAAAACGAATGAATGAGCGGGCTTGGCTACAAGGTATGTATGTTTACGATGCTATATGTGATGCTTCCCCGATTTTAAGGTCGCTCGCCAAACGTGGTACAAAGCCGTTTCCTTACCCCGAAAGACCATATCCGCTATCCGAAGAGGAAGCGAACGAGCGGAAAGAAAAAGAACGTCGGGAACGTTACGAACGGCATAGAGCGCAAATGTTAGGCAAACGAAAAAAATAAAGCAAAGGAAGGTGGAAAATGGACGACAACGAGCAAAATATTGATAGTCTGCAAATAGAAATTGGCGCAGCATCTGACAATGCCGCAAAAGAACTTTCCACCCTCATAGACGGCTTAAAAGAACTCGATTCCTTAGGTAAAAAGAAGGGTATCGGAAAACTTTACGACAATATCGCAAAATTTAAAGATTTTTCGTTTGGCTCATTTCTTACAGAGCTTCATCAATATCGTGAAGACTTGGAAGCAATAAGTGCATTAAAGGGTTTAAACCTTAAAAAAGTCACAACTACTTTACCAACAGTAAGTAATGTGCAGACGGTTAATGTACAGTCAACTGGTACAAATAATTTAATAACCGAACTCGACAGCACAACCGAAAAGGTAGAAGCACAAAAGGAAGAATGGGAACAGCTTTCCTCTGTTGTTGAAAAAGTTTACACGTTACAGGACTTCCTCGCCGAAGCAATGGATGACCTTGTTTATTCAGAGCAGAGAGCAGTTGAAATGGCAAAAGAAGCGGAAGCCACACTCGAAAAGAACCTAAGTTGTCTATTAGAGATAGGTGAAGCCACAAAGAACGCTTTTACTTTACCCGAATACACGTTACAGGACTTCCTCGAAGATGAACCTGACGAAATTAGGGAAGTAACCGCAACGGCAGAAACCGCCGAGCGTGTACTTGAAGAAAATATTAGTTGCTTTAATGAATTGGGTGAAGAAGGTACGTCGGCACTTGATAAAATTAAAGATGCATTTACAAAAGTACGAAAAGGTGCGGACGACGGCAACGAAGGCTTGACTAAATTTTTTGCTTCGTTGAAACGTATTGCCTTATATAGATTAGTCCGTTACGTCCTTAAAGAGATTACTTCGGCAGTATCCGAAGGTATGAAAAATCTTGCGCAGTACAGCGAGTCTACTAATTATGCGTTATCTCAATTGACGACTGTATCATCGCAACTTAAAAACTCTATTGCAGCATCGCTTGCGCCTATGCTTGAAGCAGCAACTCCTGTACTTTTAATGCTCGCACAGGCGGCTATTCAGGTATGTAATGCTTTCAATGTTTTATTCTCATTATTGCAAGGCAAGTCAACCATTACAGTTGCAACGGCGCAATGGCAAGATTACGCCGCAAGCGTTAAAGAAGCAACAAAGTCATTAACAGGTTTTGACGAAATAAATAAGCTCGGCGACAATACAACCGATTACAGCTCAATGTTTGAAACGAAGGAAATTTCATTAGGTGATATTGGTATTTCAGTAGCGGAAATAGCAGGCGTTATCGGTGGAATTACTGCCTTAGTAACACTTTTGAAGGGCGGTTCAATACTTGGGAATTTACAAAATATTGCAAGCGCATTTATGATAATTTTGGGCATTCTCGAAAGTATAAAAGATATTTACGATATTGTCACAAACGGCGCAACGTGGGAAAATCAAATTGCATTATTCTCTTCGCTATCGCTTTTAATTGCGGGACTTGCGATTAAGTTTGGAACTGTCGGTGCGGCAGTTGGTGCTGTTATAAGTGCAGTTGCTTTATTAACTACTGGTATTATCGACCTTTGTAAAAACGGCGCAAATTTAACAAATATAACTCAAATAATTGAGGGTATAGGTGTTGCGCTTGCCGCAACGGGACTTATCTTAACTAAGTTCAATACTTCACTCGGTGTTTGTGTTACAATCATCGGTGCTATTGTTGCAGCGGTCGCTCTTGTAATTTCGAGTTGGGATGAAATGAGCGATACAATGAAAATAGCTGTTACAGTTATTGGTGGAGTGGTTGCGGTACTTGCGGCGGCAGCACTCGCAGCGTTAGCTGCGCAAGGAGCATTAACTTTCGGCGTTGGTGCGGCACTTGCGGCGGCAACAATCGGTGGTGCTACAATAGCGTTATATGGCACATTAAAGAGTGTTGGCGTATTTGCCGATGGTGGTTATCCTGATGAGGGACAGTTGTTTATCGCTCGTGAAAGCGGTGCGGAAATGGTCGGCAATATCGGCGGTAGGACTGCCGTTGCAAACAATGACGACATTGTTGAAGGTATCGCCGACGGCGTTGCACAAGGGTTTGAGAATAGTAGTTCGGGCGGTGATTGGACTATTGTTATTAAAGATAATAGGAATAGACTTACGGGCAAACAGGTTGTAAGTGCTGCCGAGCGTAAGAATATAAGAGATGGCAAGACTGTTATTCAGCTTGGTACATAGGGGTGAAAATGGAAAGTAAAAAAATAAACCCCATTGCGTGGGTAGATAATCAGGCAGTACCGTGTCCTTCGTCTTATGAATGGGGCTTGGACGATTTATCCGATAGCGATTCGGGACGAACACAGGACACAGTAATGGATAAACAAAAGTTGGGGCAAGTCGTTAAAATCAAATTTACTTGGCAAAACGTTACGACTGAAACCGCTTCGATTATTCTCAAAGCCTTTAACCCCGAATACATAAACGTGCGCTACTTAGATCCGATGGAAAATGGGTTTAGAACCGCTGAATTTTACGTTGGTAATAGGACTGCGCCGCTGTATAACTCAACCTTAGGTGTATGGAAGAGCATTTCATTTAACATTATCGAAAGGGAC